CGAATCTTGACTTTGTTATGCGACCCGCACCGGGCGTGGAAGTGGAGGCGGGTATTGCAAAAATCAATGATGCACTAGCATGGGATGATACGGAACCAATGACAGAGAAGAACAGACCCAAACTCTTTGTATCTGACAGGTGTGACAATTTTATTAGCTCGATGCTTGAGTATACGGGCAGTTCCCGCCAGGAGCATTTTAAGGATTTTGTGGATACTATCAGATATTTAATGGTCAGCGGACCTGACTATATTGGGGGTGGAAGCCTGATGTGTACAGGTGGCGGGGGATATTGACTTGCCATGTCAACTACAAAAGGTTACATTATGCTACGCATATGCAGTCTGCCGCCGATGACGAATTACTTTATGTCAGTAAAGAGCCTGATGTCGACTACCTTGCGGAAACTTACCGCAGGACACAGTCGGAGTTGGGCGAATGGTTAGACCGTAGACAGCGCGATTACGATGTAAGAAATTGTTTATGGGCAGGAAAGTCCGATGATTTCAAGAAGCATTCCCATCTGAGCCAAACCGGAGAGGTATTCCCCTGGGATGGTGCGAGTGATCAAGAGATCCGCATGGTGGATAATCAGATAAATAAGTGCGTGGCTATGACTACAAATGCGGTAAGATCCGCACATATCGTGGCTACCCCTGTGGAATCAGGTGATGTTGAGCGTGCTAATGTAATATCCATGTTCCTTCGTTGGTTAATGAACTCCAAGATGGAGGAGTTTTACGATCAATTGGAATTAGGATTAAACCACTTTTTCGAGAAGGGCCTGATGGTCCACTATGTTTATTGGGACTCCAAGGAACTTAAACAGCAACAAACCATCCGCTTGGATGAGATCGCACAGGCACTTCCACAGATCGCACAAGTGATCCAGGATGGAAGTATGGATGAGGAGTTATCCGCCGCGTTAAAAGACCAATTTAAAGTATCCAAGTCCAAAGCAAAAGCGATGCTCCGCGAGCTACGCAAGGATGGCACAACCACAGTCCCCGTTACCCGCCAGGTCGTAAATCGACCCCGCATCAAAGCATTGGCACCGGACGAGGATGTTATTTGGCCTAACTATACTATTGATCCGCAGGAGGCACCTTATTGCTTTCATGTATTGCACATGACTCCTGAGCAGTTGGAATCCAAGGTTAGCTCCGAAGGATGGGATGCCGAGTTTGTGGAGAAGGCAAAGCATTTAGCCAAACATACACAGGCAGACAATAGTCTTTATAATGTGCGTCAGGAAGATGCGATCATTCGTGATGACGATGAGACTATTAGAATAGTGTACTGTTATCAAAGACTGCTTGATGAGGATGGAGTTCCCGGTATCTACTGCACAATCTTACATCCCGATATTCCTGAGTTGTATGCCAAGCATGAACTCATGGATTACGCTCATGGTAAGTATCCATTCGTGGTTACGAAATATGAGAATGTAAGCAAGAGACTTTACTCATCCCGCTCAATCCCTGAAGTGGGAGAACCTCTTCAGCAGGTAGCGAAGATAGAGACAGATGCTCTGATTGATCGTCAATCATTGGCAACTTTACCACCTTTGGAACATCCACTTGGGAGGCCCCCATCCCGGTACGGCCCCGGTGTTCGTATTCCGTATCGTACACCTGGCGAGATCCGTTGGGCAAGCACACCCCCATTTGATGGCGGAAATGTGGAAGTCCGTAGATATATACAGGAATTATTCGACCGCTATATGGGGAATAACGCTCCAGGCGTTGACCCCGTGGAAGCGCAGAACAAACAGCAGGCCATGATCAATAAGGTATTTAACCACCTTAAATATGTGATCGACCAAGTATGGACGCTGTATCAGCAGTATGGACCCGATGCAGAGTTTTTCCGAGTTACCGGAATGCAGGACATACAGAAATTTAATAAGGGCAAAGCAGGTGAAAGATTCGACTTTTACTTGCAGTTTGATGTGGCAACCCAAGATCCTGCACAAATGCTTGAGCGCGTAAAAGCGGTTGCCGAGCTTGCCCCTGCACTCGATAGATCAGGCACTCTTGATACCGAGAAGATGCTTCAGATCGCAGTTGGGCAGATCATGCCTGGTGCGTCTGAGAAGATCATGATCCCCAAGGAGACAGCATCGCAGAAAGCGGTGGATGAGGAGAGGCAGACAATTGCAGAGTTAGTGGCAGGAGTACCGCCCAATGTTCGTCCGCAGGATGCACATGAGATGAAGATGCAAGTATTTCAACAATGGTTATCACAGCCTGATATTCAACAGAAGGCACAACAAGATCCGGCCTTGCAGGAGCGTATACAGAACTACATGCAACAGCGTCAGATGCAGATCACACAGAAGCAAAATGCTCAGATCGGCAGACTCGGTGCGGCTCCCACGCAATTCGGACAAACCGCTCAAACAGAAGCGGCATAGAAAGGGACATATATTATGCCAATGGTAGGAAAGAAAAAATTCGGTTACGGCACAAAAGGTAAAGCGGCGGCTAAGGCTTATGCGAAGAAGACCGGGAAGAAGATGGTCAAGCGCAAGAAGAAGTGAGTATCACTTATCGCAATGAGCGATTTTCAGGATATAACAAACCTAAGCGAACTCCTGGAAAGTCTAAAAAGTTTGCCGTACTTGCCAAGGAAGGTGACAAGGTACGCCTTGTTAGATTCGGAGATCCTAATATGCGAATACGAAAATCCGAACCCGCACGGCGTAAATCCTTCCGAGCAAGACATAAGTGCGATGAAAAGAAGTCTAAATTAAGCGCCGGATATTGGTCTTGTAAGAAATGGTAGGATGCCAAAGGACGCTTGCTATAAGAAAGTAAAGGCACGGGTAAAAGTATTCCCGTCTGCCCGTGCGTCTCAACAAATCGCCAAGTGCCGTAAGGCTAAAGGTCAGGTAAAGAAGTCCGCCAAAGGTGCATCCCTCAAAAGATGGAAGGACGAAAAATGGAAAGACACCCGCACAGGTAAACCATGCGGACAGGGCGGTAAGAACGAATATTGCCGACCCACCAAAAGAGTTTCTAAGAAAACCCCAAAAACAAAAAGCGAAATGTCCAAGAGTCAGCTTGCCCGCAAGAAAGCGGAAAAGCGAAAAGTAGGAATGGGCAGGCGCGTAAAACCCGTGAGAAGAAGAGCATGAGAAGATGTCTCATTTGCAGAAGGAAATCTATTGGATTGTACTGCTCGCGATGTTCTTCATCGAACGAGATGTGATCCTGGACACCATGTTTGCGATCCTAAATATTATTTACGACAATTTTAAATGAGCAAAACGAATCACGAAATTAATCATGAAGATGCAATTAGAGCGCTGTCCGCTCTCAAAAACGACCCCCACTTCAAGCGATATATTGAAATGCGTGAAAGTATGCGTGAAGAAACTATCCGGGCGTTGCAGGCTCCTGAGAGCATTGCGGACACAAACAGACACTTTTACATCACAGGGAAGCTCGAAGCGATAGACGAGGAATTGGACATTTTCTACAAGCTTTAGCTCGTTCCACAGAGATAATACCCTCTGCGCTAGGGGTGGCGCAGGGGGTTTTTTATTGCCATTGTCAAGACAATATACTACATTTTGCTACACTAGGCTACTGCCTTGATTATTATGGAAACATTAACCGAAGAGGTTGTCTCGGAGTCCTCTGAAAATTCCGTGGAAACAGAAACGAAAGCAGACGGGAATGTCTCGATGGCCGAATTTGCGGATCAGTTATTGAAACGCAAGCAAGTTACCGAAACGGAACCGGAAGCTACCACCGAGGAGATGGACGAACCCGCTGAAGAATCTGCGGAGCCTACGGAAGTCGCCGAGGAAACTACCGCCGAAGAAACGGATGAAACAGAAAATGTGCCGTCCCCACAATCTTCGGAAAATGTTCTTTTACAAAAATATGGTATCGACCTGGACAACTTGTCCGAAGAGGAAAGTCGCGAACTCGCGAAATCGCTGAACGCATCTGCGGTTAAACGGTTTGGCAGACTTACCGCTCAGAAGAAAGCACTCCTTGCTGAAAACGCTGAACTGCAAGCGCAAGCCGAGCAGGCACAGCAAACGCAAGAGACTGACACTCCTGGGTTCCTCAAGGATAACGCTCTTCACAATGTGGCTAATGAGCAGGCACTCATGAAAGAAGTCGAGAATCTAAACACTCTAATCGAGTGGGCAGAGGATGGGATGGAAAACGAAACCCAATATGACGATGACGGAAATGAGTATGTCCTCAAGGATGGTGACAAAACTTACACCAAGGCCGAACTGCGGAGAATACGATCCAATGCGAAGAAGATAATTCGCAAGGATGCCCCCGCAAGACAGGCATGGATTAAGGAGCGTCAAGCATCTGATCAGCAGGCCCTACAAACCTTCGAGTTTTTAGGAGACGCGGAGAGTGATGACTACAAGCTCTTCATGCAAGTGAAGAACAACAAGTTGTACAAGCCATTGGTGGATCATTTACCAAATTCAAACTTTGCCTTGGCACTCATGGTGGAGGGATTGAATGCGGTAAAGGCACGCCAAGGTGAACAGGCGAAACCCGCCCCCAAGCCAAAAGCACCCGTGGCATCCACGGAGGCAGGAGCGGCAAGGGCAAAGACTCCACAAGCACAGAAGACGAAGGCTGTGGAGGCGGCATACAAAAAGTACGAACAAACCGGATCTATGGCGGACTATCAATCTTATCTAAAACTTAAAAGGAATTAATAAAAAATGGCATCTACAAAAACATATTCAGTAGCCGGAAACAGGGAAGACCTCAGCGATATCGTCACCTTGTTAGAACCCGAATCCACTCCATTGGTATCAATGGCTAAAAAAGCAAACGCCACAGGTACATTCTTTGAATGGCAGACCGATGACTTATCAGAGGTTTCATTTAATGGAGTACTTGAGGGCGAAGACGCATCATCTTTTGATGACAAAGCCGCTAACCGTGCAAAGCTTGGTAACTATGTACAAAAGCTTCGCAGAACTTACGCAGTTTCCGATCTTCAGGAAATCGTTGATACAGCCGGAGTTGCAAGCGAGTACGCAAATGCCGAAAGCAAAGCTGTTCGCGAACTTAAAAGAGATCTTGAATCTGCTGTTTGTTCCGCACAAGACCGTGATGCTGACGATGGAACAAATCCATACAAAACTCGCGGTATGCTCAAATGGTTAGGAGTTGGTGGTCAGCCTTCTGATGTCCCTGCTGCATTCCAAAATGTCGCTAATGACACAACCGGAACTCAGACTGAGACTACTTTCAATAATGTACTCCAAGAGCTTTACGAAGCCAATGGAATGCCTGGTGGACAACTCACCTTGATTGCGGGTCCTGGACTGAAACGCGAAATCTCAAACTTCGCTCGTCAGGAAGGTACTACAACATCCTTAGCATTCTCTGTAACTCAGCCTGCTGAAAGTAAGAAGATCAGTCTTACAGTTTCAGTATACGAGGGAGATTACGGGGTTGTGAATATCCTGCCATCCGTGTTCGTTAATAGGACATCCGGAAGTGCTACTATCGATGCAGACGCAGGACTTCTTATCGATCCTGAGTATGTAGGTATCCACATGCTTAAAGCTGAGTCTACATCTGAGCTTGAGAATCGTGGCGGAGGTCGCAGAGGTTTCGCAGATCTCGTAGCAGGCCTTGCTTGCTATAGCCCAAAAGCACACGGTTACTTCAACTAATCGGGTTTTTAACGGAGGGGGGTTCGCGATGCGGACCTCCCTCTAACCTTTACTAAAAATGGCGGAAATATTCTTACCAAGTTGGAAAAGCGGAAACGGATCGCAATTTATGAAGAACCTCGACCGTTATTTGCGTTACGAGGTGGACATGGAAAAATCACAGTTAGCTATGCGTGAAGCACAATGTCGCAAGGAGAACCGCGAGATGGGTTCCGCCAAGATGGAAGGGCTTGGACAATTAAAAGCATCCATCCCTGCCCGCGATTATTTTCGTTGGCATCAATTTAAGCCAGGATGTTGGGGCGATAAGAGCTTTATCAAAGAGTACCTTCGCGACAACCCATCCTTCAAGGCTGAGTCCTTAACCAAGAAATCCTTTAGCGGACCAAGTTTTAAAGCGGCATGAGAGAAGTAGCGGTCAGTACAATGCTCACCAACCTGAAGCACCTGGTGGGCGTGGACTCGTTACTTACGACAGAACAGAATGCGGCAATCCGTAGCTTCAACCGCTTTGGACGGTTGGCATGGGAACGCACAAGATGGCCCGATACTGTACGCTTGGAACAAAAGACACCTGATAATCAGGTACGCAATGTATCCGTAGGCACAGGAGGCACAGGATATACATCCGCCCCAACCGTTAGCTTTAGCGGGGGAGGGGGAAGCGGAGCCACCGCAACAGCGACAATAGACTCCAATGGATCAGTGAATGGAGTGGCAGTCACCGCAGGAGGAACAGGTTACACATCTGCCCCCACGGTATCCTTTTCAGGAGGAGGGGGGAGCGGAGCAGAAGCAGTATCCACAATCATGAATGTGATTGATTTTAATACGGATATTGGCGAAGTCCTCCGCATCTCAAACAATGATCCATACGATACAGGATTTACGGATGAGGTAGCATTTCGCGTGGAGTATGCGAATAGTGGGTATGGTAAGGTTGTACTTACAAATCGCAGTAGCACGAAGCCCATCTTCTTACTATTCCGCGCTCCCTATATTGACTACACATCTAGCAGTACGGACTTCCCTTATGTGTTTTCCGAGTATGCCACATACGGAGCATACGGAGACTTCTTAAATTCAGACGGGCAAACAGACAAAGCCCAGGTCGCTTTTCAGCAGGCCGAATCACTTCTTTCTATGGAGCATGACAAGTTGGAGCGCCAACAGGGTCAGCAGAACTTTATACAATTCGTAACATACGGAACAACATACCAAACCAATATTTAATCATGGCTAACGAATACAGAGGATTAGGACTTAACGGAGGAAAGTACATCAATGACACCTCCGCAAATACAGGCAATTGGTTCGCCATTGTGGCGACTGAGGATACAGTTATCGACAGCATTACGAGTAATGTGGAAAACCTTAGCGATATTACCGCAGGGCAGGACAATACGACACTATCCGCAAACACAGCAATCTACGGAGGCATAACCGGAATCACTCTGAGTAGTGGTGCGGTCATTGCCTATAATGTGTAATGTTCGCAATTGATCTATCACTAAGTGCAGGCAGACCCTCGACTGCGAGCGGTGTGCCACCATCTTTTGGCGCACCTGATGGCGTTATCCAATCAGAGGCAGGAGCATTTTTACAGGTAGAGGCAGGACAGTATTTAGCATTCGACTAGGAGATAAAACAAAATGGCAAATAAGAAGATATCATCTTTAAACTCACTCGGCGGAACACCCGATGTGGCGGATATTATTCCGATCACCGATGTCTCGGACACTACGGGATCGGTAAATGGTACTACGAAAAAAGTAACGGTAGCCAACCTGGTAGCCGCCGCTCCCCAGGGCGATCTAGTCGCAAGTAATAATCTTAGCGATGTTGCTAGTGCATCGTCATCGAGAACTAACTTGGGATTAGGAGATGCGGCCACGAAAACAGTTGGAACTGCTGATACAAATGTGATCGCAGTATCAAGCGGTACAGTTGATTTGGGCGGTAACAAGCTCGAAGACTTTGACGCTTCTATCAATGATCAAACAGGAACTGCATATACTCTACTCGCTAGTGATAATGGTAAGGTTGTTACTTTAGATAACGGATCAGCGGTAACAGTTACGATTCCTAGTGGACTAGGTGTAGGATTCAATTGTTCATTCATTCAAAAGGGTGCTGGTCAGGTTAGCTTTAGTGCTTCAGGTACTACTATTTACAATCGCCAATCTCACACAAAAATTAATGGTCAGTTTGGAGTTGCAAGCATAGTTGCTTATGTCGCTGACACTTTTGTTTTAGCAGGAGATACAGCATCCTAATGTTCGTACTTCCTACATTTAATTTAGGAGTGGTAGGTAATGTTAGTCAGGTGCCTGTTTTTAATATTACAACAAGAAATACCGAAGCGAACATTTTAGCAAGCACACCTACTAATCCTAGCGGAGAAGTTAATATAGCATTCGGTACAGATACCTACGATTACTATATCTACAGTAGTGGGGTGTGGTACATTTTCAACAATGATTCTTAATTAGTTATGCCAACAACAATTCCAACAACAACTTCATCTACTCGCCCAGGTAGTCCCTCGACAGGTGATGCTTATTTTGAAACAGACACTAATAAATTTATCATTTATGACGGAACAAATTGGCGATCATTTTTAAATGACGGAGCTTCAATTTCAGGGGTAACCAATAATTTTAGCGGTTCATTTGATGGAACCGATGACTATGTGGAAATAGGAAATATAAGTGCTTTTAATTCAGCTTCTAATTTTACAATAAGTGTATGGTTTAAGAGGGCAAGTGCTAGACAAGATATGCTACTAGGTGGAGCAGGTCCTATTAGCACGGGTATTGGTATGTATCCTTGGAGTGATGGTAATTTCTATGTGCATTTAGGCACGAATGGGACATTACATGCATCATTACCGGGAGAGAATCAATGGATAAATGCTGTAGTAACTTACGCTTCAGGAGGTAATTCTATTTTATACTTCAATGGCACACAGGCGGCTACCATATCTTCTGCGACTCCTCATGCATCAGCAGGCAATAGTTTCCGAATAGGTACTTTTACTGCCACAACCCAAGACTTCCTTGGAAACATTGATGAAGTAGCAATTTGGGATTCTACTGTATTAGACGCAAACAATGTGGATCAAATTTACAATGCAGGTGATCCAATTGATTTATCCACTAATGTCGCAAATTATACACAGTCATCCAACTTGACACATTGGTATCGTTTCGGTGACCACGCAAGTGACACAGGTTCAGGGGGAGTTTCTAGCGGAAACACAATTACCAATATTGAAAACGCCGCTAACCCAGGAACAAATGACGGCAGCACGATTAATGGCACACCTTCATTTAGCAACATCGTACCATAAATATGAAAATATTTGTAATATTAAATACTGAAGAATTAAATACCGTGGATTTTAGCCAAGTTGCGGAAATAAGTGCAGAAACTTGTAGGAAATCAACCGATGGTACTAAAACCTTCGTAAAGTTCGAGGGTGACACACCATCGTTCCTAGAAGGTAAAACCGCCAACACGCATTCCGAGATGCTTGAGATTCTAGCAGGCGAGGAGTGGACTGCACCGATTGAACCTTAATGGCAACTGAAGTCGGAGATAATGTACAGGTCAAAGCAAACTTGGCATTCATGGCGAAAGTCATCGCCATTGTTGGCACCGCTGTGTGGGGCTACTCCGTCATTTGGAACAAAATTAACGAACTCGATAATAGCCTGGGGCGAGTGCAACACGAAGGCACTCTGCTTGGCGATTTATCTGCTAGGATGATGCACCTGGAAAAGTTCGCAGAGCAGGCAAAGGCGGATCTCGATCATTTGGTGGAGATGCAGGACGCACCAATCACCTCCGACTATCAGCAGTTTGAGCGCTTAAAGTATATAGAAAAGGAGTTGGACAGGCTTCGCGACAGGGTGGAGAAGTGAGATGGAGATTTCACACTACATGTTTGCAGGAGTTGGCGTGGCCATATCAATCCTTGCATTCTTCATCAAGCGTAACAAGTGGGAGATCGATGACATGAAGGAGCGTCTCCGACAAATCGAGATTAGCGATGCCGGGCAATCCAAGGATGTTGAGCATCTGACCAAACTCTCCGAAGACCGCAGGCGGGATGTACAGAAACTATTTGAGAAACTAGATGCTAAATAATGTTCGAGCTACTTACACTATTTTTGACGGGTGGAGGATCAGCCGCAATGGGCAGTATCCTCAAGGGCGTGTTTGGAATGCTCACAGATTCGAGGCAACAGAAGTATGAGATTGAAATGGCAAGAGAGGCTCGGAATAACGAGTTTGCAATTAAGTTCCAGGAAAGCCTCAACAGCGGTGATGGCGGTGCTTTTACTCGCGCAACTCGTAGGATGCTCGCGCTCATTGGGATGGGTACAATCTCATTCGTCACATGCATCACAGCTATTTTCCCATCAGTCCCACTCCTCAGTACAACAAATATTACAGGGGAAGGAAAAACAGAGATACTTTTCGGACTCCTCAGTTTTCCGGCAGAGCAAGCCAATTTGGTCGTCACTACAGGACACCTCTGCCTCTTCCAAACATCAGTCGTGTTGCCGATGATTGTGGGGTTTTACTTCACACCGGGAGGGCGTAGATAATGCTTGATCGCGTATCAGTAGCAGGCATGAGCGGAACTGCCGCAACCTTTGGATTATCTACAATAGATACATTCTTAGGAATTGCAGTAGGGGCAGTCACACTCGTTTACATGAGCATAAAACTCTATCAGGAGTTAAAGAAGTAATGGCTAGGTACGAACCAATAGGCAGAATGGATGATCCTATTCTCACCGATGGGGATCGTGGATTTCGTGGTATTGATAGTTACCTGGAGCCTACTACTCTACAGGGCGGTACTGTTGAAACATCGCAGAATATGCGACTAGACGGAGATATTGCATCTGTACGCAAAGGCATAGAATTTAAAGCAGGGGATGTCAGCCTAGCGTACTCCGCCAATGTCGATCAGGTATTCGCATCCATTTTATTCAGCGATCCGGTAACGGGAAACGAATTTATCGCCTGTGCCACAAAGGATAAAGTAATCCTATGGAATGATCAGAATAATAGCGGTATCGATATCGCATATCCTGGCGGTCAAACGGTAGCAAGCGGGGATAATGCGAGCTTCGTGCAGGCGATGGAGAAGCTCATCCTGTTTCGTGGAGAAAATAAAAGCCCGTTGGAGTGGGATGGCGACTATACTACACCAACTGCATTCGTAGTGAAGCAAAATGCATCACCCACAGCGGGTAGGGTACAATGCCCAAATACTAACTTTGGCACCTTCTTTGCAAACAGACTGATCGTACCACAGCCAAGTGATTCGCAGTATACCGTAATCATGTCCGACCTCCTGGATACGGATAACTTTTATCCCGCAGAATCGCAGTTCCGTATTAATCGTGGAACTGCTGATTTTCTAGTGGGATTTACTCCATACCTGGAGAATCAATTACTCGTATTTTTCCGCAACTCGATCCACATGATAAACAATGTGGCAATATCCTCTGCGGCAGGAGTCTTTGAGATTACCCGCCAACGCGGATGCGTGGCCCGCAAGAGCATAGCCGCAAGTGGACCACAGATATACTTCTTATCCGATGATGGTGTATTTACCCTGCAACAAGGGCTTGACCCCGCCAAGGGATTAGGAGTCGCAATCTCGAAGGTAAGCGGAGAAGCAATCCCATTATCCCGCCCCATACAGGATCAATTTAAAGAAGTAAACTTCGCCTCTGCGGACAAAGCATGTGGTATCGTATTTGATAATAAATACTACCTCGCAGTCCCCACAGGTTCATCCACCGATAATAATAAAATCTTAGTATATGATATCCTTAACACAGCATGGACTTCAGTAGATTCCTTCCCCGCAGGCTTTGTAATCGATGACTTTGTCACCGTATTGCATGGAAGCGATCCCACCAAGCGGAGACTCTTCGCAGTCAACGATAAGGGATGGCATTTAATCGAGGAAAGCACCACCGACATCACGGGAACGGTAGGGAGCGCAAGCACCACCTCCACCGCGATAAGTGCCAAGCTGAAGACCCGCTCCTTCACATTCGGAAATATCGATGTAAAGAGTTGGAAGAGGGGGCAGTTGGGATGCGAAGTGAGCAACGGGGATCAATTCACGATCAAGGTCAATACAACAGACCCGGATCGGACGAACACCGTACACACGGAGAATGCGACATCGAGCGAGGAGAAGCTGATACGCTTTGGGAGTGGACGCGCAAGAGGTTACGCCGCAAATGTCGAGATCGATGTAACAGCAGGGCGGCCTAGCTTTCGCCATGTATCGCTTGAAGCGATAACGGGCGGAGCGAATGCACGGAGGGAGATTGCATAATGGCGGTAACCGCCACAGTTACCCGTGGTTTTACCTTTGCCACAGGCGTGGAGACCGATGCCGCATCTCTTAATCAATTGGGCGAACCAACCGTCACCGTAGATTCCATCTCCGCCACCTCCGTTACCCTGGAGAATTTTACCGTATCCTCACTACCCGCAAATGGAACAACGGGCAGAATGATATATGTGAGTGATGGAGACGGGGGCAACCCGTGCCTTGCCGTGGATAACGGCACGAATTGGTTGCGCGTAAACCTCGGTAGTGCGGTGAGCGCCACCGATGCAGACGAATACCTAATGGCAGAATGAACATACTCGAACAAGCTAAGAGGTTTTACGATAAAACAGGCGGTAATATGTTTGCGGATATATCGGCATACTCTGCCAATGGATATGTATTCATTACCCCCACCACGCTACTGCTTGGTAAATCGGTGAGGACAGATATTGATACCCACCCTGACGATCAATGGAATCCACCTGGAGCGGACGCATGGTATGTGCGTACCGCGATAGGAGAGGACAGCATAAAAGAATTTATCTCACGCATACCATACCCATTACCGTTTGTTGGATGGATGCGTGAACTCAAACAAAGACCAATTAAGTGGTACGACTTTAATAGAATTAATCGGAGGAAATAAAAAATGGGCGGAGGATCACCAACTTACAACTATCCTGAACAACCAACCTACGGCGAGGGCATGGCCGATGCTCTTAAAGCACAGGTCGAGCTACTTACGGGTACAGGAGACTTTGCTGATACAGGGTCACTTGAGTCCCTCCTTCCTCTCGAAGAGAGTATCCGTAAGAAGACTGCACAGACGGATACGGATATTTTAAGGCAAACCCTCTTAGGTAGTGAGCAAAAGGTGAATGTTGTCAAAGATCCCAAGACAGGAAAATTTGGAATACCTGGCGGTAAAGTTGTATCAGATTTAGAAGGCACAGTTTCTAATCGGTTTCAGGTTTTTCTAGGTAAAGAGCATCCTAATCGGGGTCGCAAATACGAAATAATTGATACGGAGACAGGGGCAGTTGTTAGCCCAACACTCGAAGATTATTTATTGGGACAAGGAGCAATTAAGAAAAATAAAGATGGAAAGATTGTTAAGGGCGATAAATTTGATGAGCTTTACCGAAGATCTAACTACAAAGATCCTGATAAATATTTTGATGGCCTAACAAGAGGGGGCAATCTTAATAGATCTCACGATATTTATGAAGATGACGCATCAGGTTTTGCTGATTGGTATAAATATAAAACGGGTGGAGCATCTGAGCAGGACTTAGAAACAGTATTTGATTTTACAGATCCCAATACGGGCGAGCCTTTCGATATAACTGAAGGTAAACAAATTACTATTCGAGAAGGAGATGGAATGGTTGATCTTCTAGGCGATAATCGCACGGTATCCGAGTTTACCACTCGCGAAGCAACACAAGAAGATGTAGCCGCAGGACTCGCTTCTGAAGTAGGCGAATCAATCACGGAAGCAACAGGTGGGCGTAAGGCAGGTTTTGATGCAGACGGTAACTTCCTTGGTCTTGCCGCACTTTCCGAAGATATTCAACGCGGTAACTTATCCCGCCAACGCGAGGCTGACCTGGTGGATGTTGAGCGTTTATCTGATCGTTATCGCGGGGTAATGGAAGACTACAAACCCGCCGCTACTAGCGGATTGGATGATGCCCGCATTCTGCTTGAGCAACAGCGCGAAAACCTCACAGGATTACGCAAAGCCACACAAGCGGATGTGGATCAAGGGTTGGCGACAGGGGTGGATGAAATGATACAGACAGGAACCGGATCAGGCGGTCCCGTCACAATACCCACAACCGATACATACGGAGGAGATGTAACCGCCGCAACGATGGATGCCGCACAAGTGGCAGACCCATTGCAGTTACAGGCGAACACACAATTTCAGGGAGAACTTGCAACAGGTACAAATAATCCGGACACTCTTCGCTCCAACCTTTTAGGAGATGCTAAGACTGCACTAGACTCAGGTCTTACGGATCGCGAGCAAGCACAGATCGCAAATGCCGCCCGTGCGAGACAAACCCTCATGGGTAGAACATTTGATCAAAG